AGCCGGCCCTCAAGGCGGCGCGCGAAGAGTTCGAGTCCAGGCACCGCGGGCCGTGGAACGCCTTCCGCTCGTTCTGGACCTCGGCCGACGCAACGGTCACCCGGCTCGACACGAGCTTCAAGGATCTCCAGCTCATCCAGCTCCGGCAATGGCAGCGCGACGCCGTGATCCAGGTGTACGGAATACCACCCGAGGTGATGGGGATCATCGAGAACAGCAACCGCGCGACGATCGACGGGGCCGAAGTGATGCTCGCGCGGTACGTGCTTCTCCCGCGCCTGGAGGCCATGCGCGCAGAACTCCAGGCGCGGCTCGTGCCCCTGTTCGGCGACGCGGGGCTCGTGCTCGATTTCGAGAATCCCGTGCCCCCCGACAAGGCGTTCACCCTGGAGGTGATGACGGCCCGGCCCGACGCCTACAGTGAAAACGAGGTGCGCGAGCTGACGGGGCATGAACCTCGCGAGGGCTTTGACGAGATCGGCGCCGCGAAGCCGAAGCGGCCGGCGGCCGGCGAGGATGCGGAGCCCGAGGACGGCGAGCGCGGCGGTGATCCCCCGTGGGTGCGCAACCTCGTGCGCGAGCTTCGGGCGGCCACGAGCAAGGGCACGCCGCCCCTTGGCGCCTTCCAACCGTGCCAGCACCCCGAGGAAGAGTTCCCCGAATGCAAGACGGATCCCGTCAAGTGCCTCGCATGCGGATGCGCCCTCGGCTGCTACTTCGAGCCGCAACCCTTCTACTGCCTCGCATGCCAGAGGTCCGGGAAGCATGCCGGCGCGAGAGAACGGAGGTTGCTTCGGCGCGGCGAGCAAGGGGCTCGTGGAGAACGCGCTCGAAAAGCTACGGCCTGAGCGAATCTCGGCCGAGGTCGATCCTGTCTTCTCCGAGCGGGTCGCCACCTGGGCGCGGGGCGTGCTTCGCGACCTCGGGCAAGAGGCCGCCTTCGACGTGCTCAACCCGTTGATCGACGACCACCTGGAGGAACTCAGCAGCACCCGGATCCGCGGCATCACGGACACCACGCGCGAGGCGCTCCGCGAGACGCTCGCCGACGGCGTGCGCGCAGGCGAGGACATGCCGACGCTTCGGGAGCGAGTGCGCGAGGTGTTCGCCGACGCCGACAGGCGGCGCGCCACGGTCATCGCCCGGACGGAAGTGATCCGGTCCTCCAACTGGGCGACCTATGAGGCGCACAAGGCGAGCGGGGTGGTGGAGTCGCGCCGATGGGTCGCCACGCCGGGAGACCGCACACGAGCGGCGCACCGCGCGCTCAACAACCAAGAGACCTCGATCGATGGCTACTTCGTTGTGCCCGAGGGCGTGGACGGGGCGGGGAAGAAGGCGAAGCACCCGGGAGACTTCAACGTCGCGGAGCTGGACATTCAGTGCCGTTGCACCACCACGGCCGTCATCGTGGACCCCGACGCGGCCGACGGCTTCGAGGGCTTCGCCGGGGCCGTGGCGCGCGTGAAGGATGCCGCGGAGCTGGGCGACCTCTCGGGCCTGTGGAAGCGGTATGACGAAGCCGCCCAGGCGTGGGAGGATGATGCAGTCTCCGCGCTCCGGCGAGGCTTCGCCGCCCAGCTCGAAGACGTACTCGCAGCCTTGAGGGATTGACGATGACGAACACTCGACGCAACCGCGGCAACCCGGCCGGCGACAAGCGGGCCGGCCTCTACTTCAACACCCCGGGCGTGAGGCAGCCGGCGCCGGGGTCAGCTCGCCCGCCCCTTCCGCCCGACCGCGAGCCCGAGGACCCAACGCCGGGCGGCGACCGCTCCGGCCAGTGGGTGAGGAAGTAGGCAGGCGCCGCGCCGGCTCGCTTGCGAAGCCTGTTGACGCTGTGACAGGCTTCCGCTCCTCGCAGATGGGCACACCTCGGCATGTGCTCATATGACTACTCCGACCGAAGACACGCCCCGCTTTGTAGACCTCGAAACCTGGAAGCAAGCCAAGGCGCCGGCCGGCGCGCGCGTTGCCAAGTTCGGCACCTTCTCGATCGAGACGCGCGCGGGCGAGGACCCCGCCAAGGCGAAGACGACGATCCTGCGCATCACCTCCGAGCGCGTGGACCGTCAGAACGACACGATCAAGCTGGACGGCTGGCACCTCGACGCCTACCGCGACAACCCGGTGGTGCTCTGGGCACACGACGGGCGGCTTCCGCCCGTGGGCAACTCGCTTCGTGAGTGGAAGGAAGGCGGCTTCCTCAAGATCGAGGTGGAGTGGGTTGAGCGGGAGCTGAACGAGTTCGCCTGGATGATCGGCGAGTACGTGAAGCGCAACAAGATGCGCGCCAACTCCGTCGGCTTCCGCCCCATCAAATACGCATGGAACGAGGAGCGGGGCGGGTACGCGATCGACTTCGTGGAACAGGAACTCCTGGAGGATTCGATCGTCCCCATCCCGGCCAACCCCGACGCGCTCGTGGATGAGGCCAAGGCGCTGGACCTCCCGATCCACACGCTCGCCGAGTGGGCCGAGAGGTCGATCGAGGCCGTGCGCGGGAAAGGCTTTTGGATGACCGCCAAGGGCCTGGAGGAAGCCTTGCTCAAGACGTGGAGCGCAAGCACGACGCGCCCGATCGTCTCGCTCCCGCCCGCTCCGGCGCCCGCGGCGAAGTCCTCCATCGTCACGGACATTCCCGACGACATGCTCGGCGATCACGTCGCGCGTCTCGTGCGCGGAGAACTCTCGACCATCACCGGCCGCAAGTAGCGGCCCACACCCAACGAAGGAAGGAAACACGATGACCGCTGAACAGCTCGCAGCACTGGTGAAGGGCGCCGTCGCCGACGGCACGAAGGATCTCGCCGAGCGCATCAACGCGATCGAGGCGAGACAGGCCGACAAACCCGCGGAGAAGGCGCCCGCGCCGAGCCCCAACCCCTCGCCCTTCAAGGGCGGCACGCCCGACATGCCGGATCACACGGCCCTCATCGTCCAGCGCTCGGCGAGCATGATGGAGCGCTCGATCGCCGCCGACCCGTGGAAGGGCAAGGGCTTCCAGTTCGCCCAGGTGGTGCGTGCCGTCGCGATCTCCGACATGACGCGCGGCATGTCCCCGCTGGAAGCCGCGAGCGAGGTGCTCCGCTCCAAGACGCTCGCCGACGCGATGGAGAAGAAGTTCAAGCAAGTCGAGGCGCTCCGGAAGTCCGGCATGGTGGAGAGCGACGCCACGGTGGGCGGCGCCTGGGTGCCCGATGAGTGGGTGAACGACTTCATCGGCATGCTCGACACGACGGCCGCCCTCCCCCGTACGGGCATCTACCGGCTCACCATGGCGCGCGCCTCGCTCAAGATCCCCAAGCTCACGAGCGGCGTGTCGGTCGGGTATATCGGCGAGCGCATGGCCCCGCCCATGTCCACGCCGGGCACCGGGCAAATGGGCTTCACGGTGAAGAAGATGGGATGCGCCGTGGTCATGTCCAAGGATCTGATTCGCGACTCCGCGGTGAGCGTCGAGCCGCTCATCCGCAACCGCGCGATGATCGCGATGGGCCTGAAGCTCGACATCACCGGCATCCGCTCCAAGGGCGGCGAGTTCTCCCCTACCGGCCTGCGGTATCTCATGAAGGAGGATCACGCCGTCGCGATGGACAGCGACACGCCCGACAAGATCGACAGCGGCTTGATCGACCTCATCGGCATGGTGGAGGACTCCAACGTGCCGCTGATTGGGTGCGGCTGGCTCATGACGCCGCGGGCGAAGCGCCGGCTCATGAAGGTCCGCCACGCGAACACCGGCCACTACCCGTACCGTGACGAGCTGAAGGGCGCGTCGCCGACGCTCCACGGCTATCCCGTCTTCATCACGAACCAGATCCCCAACGACCTCAACAACGGCCACCAGACCGAGATCACGTTCGGCGCCTTCCCCCACTTCTACGTCGCCGAGAACATGGGGATCGAGGTGAAATCCTCCGACGTGGCGGCCTACCGCGCCGAGGGGAACACGATCGAAACGGCCTTCAGCAATGACGAGCTGGTCATCCAGCTCCAGGCCCGCCACGACTTCCAGCTCGCGCACGAGGAAGCGTTCGCGTGCTGGAAGAATTTCGAGCTGAACGGCTAGCACCCCACCTCGCGCGGGCGTGACTGCGCGCCCGCGCCTTCCTCCCGAGGAGTTCCATCATGAGCATCAACCCCTTCCATATCGGCGCCTTCCTCAAGCTGCTCGCCGGCCTCCTGCCCGGTCGCTACGCGCCCGGCAACATCACCGGCCCGGCCATCAATCGCCGGCACTTCGCCTCGTGCGTCCTCCACGTTGCGAGCGGCCCCGCCAACGGTGGGCCGGCGCCCACCCAGATCAAGCTCGACGCGAAGATCCAGCACGCGGCGGCGAGTGCCGGGCCGTGGGTCGACTTCGTGCCCCACATGGGCGCTGCGGCGATCACGCGCATCACCGCGGCGAATGCCGAGGCACATGTGGACGTGAACCTGTTGGGCGCGAAGGAATGGATCCGCGTCGTTGCGCCGCTCGCGTTTGACGATGGGACCACGCCCACCCTGGACGTGTCCGCGACCGTCTGCCTCGGCGCATCCGAGAAGGTGCCGACCGAATACCCGTAGCACTCAGCACGCATCACAACGCCCAGGCCGTCGACGCTCGCGCGTCGGCGGCTTTTCCTTCGAGGTGAGTACCGATGAGCCAGAAGCAAGAGAAGCCCGAGATCGTGCGCGTCCTCTTCACCCACAATCATGGGAGCTACAACGCCGGAGAGTATGCCGGCTTTCAGCCGAAGCGCGCCGAGGAGCTGTGCGACAAGCGAAAGGTTGCCGTGCGCGAGGGCTCGCCCGAGGAGCTGTCCTTCAGGGTGGCAACTCGCGTGGTCGCCCTGGAGAGGCGGCGCCGCGACCTCGTGGACGCTGGGAACTTCGAGGGGCTCGCCCAGCTCGACGAAGAAGCCGCGGCGGCCGAGGACCCCGAGACGGCCGCGCTCGTGGCCGCGACGAAGAGCAAGGCCGAGAAGAAGCGCGAGCGCGAGAAGGTGGAGGGGCCGAAGACGGCAACGCCGCGCCCGACGGCCGAGGGCGAGCACGACTTCGACGAGCCCGACGGGCAGCGAGCCCCGAGCGTCACGCCGCCCGTGACGCCGCGTGAGCCCGTCACGACGGAGGGTGCCACGGGCGAGGGGGCGACGAAGCGCCGCCAGAAGCGCGCGCGGCCGGCCGACGCTCCGCGCGCGGTGGGTACGTGCGGAACGTGCC